TGGTGTAGTGGTAGCACAGCAGACTTTGACTCTGTTAGTATAAGTTCGATTCTTATTTCGGGTGCCATATAAAAACACATTGGTGATTCTCGTATGAGGATTATTATCCTATTGGGTGTAACAATGTGTTTTTATATGGAGGAATATATCTATGATAGTACAAAGCATAACAAATAGTTGGGATATGGTTCATGACCAATATCGCAAAACAGTGTATAAGACTTTAATTGATCCTGCAACCGATAAAAAAGTTGTGGAGGTTGTACAATACCTTTATGATAAAAAAGGTCAAATCAGACCTGATGTTAGAGGGCAAAACGTAGATTTACAAGCATAGGAAACGTGGCAGAGTCCGGTTTATTGCTACAGTCTTGAAAACTGTCGATTCAGAAATGGGTCCGTGAGTTCGAATCTCACCGTTTCCACCAATTTTAGGAGTTCTTATGAATGAAGATTTAGTTTTTCGTTTGAGAAAACGTGCCGAAATTCGTAGGCAAATTCCTACAAGGAAGTCTGTGCAAGAAAATGCACCGGATAGAATTGCCGATTTGCTTGAAGAAGCGGCAAATAGAATTGAAGAATTGGAGAGTGGGCAGGACGGTAATGCACCGGTTTGCTAAACCGCAGGCTTTAGAGATAAGGTCACTGGGTTCGACTCCCAGACTCTCCACCATGCCTCGGTAGTTTAATGGTAAAACGGCGGATTTATATCCCGTAAGCAACAGATAATTGGTTCATCTGAGTTCGATTCTCAGTCGAGGTACCAAAAGGATTTTATGATATACAAAGTAATAGGTAAAGAAGAAACATTCAAAGTTCTTACACTTGCTGAAGCAATGAATATTGCCAAGCATATGAATGAGTTCGTGAGAATTGTTGGAAAAGATTTTGAAATTGTTGGCATCTTTGGTGTTGATGAGGTGAAAGATCCAAACTATGATGGATGGATATCACGGAAGAAAAAATAATGTCGGTGTGACCCGAATGGCTAGGGAACGGATTGCAACCCCGTTACATGCAGGTTCAACTCCTGTCACCGACTCCAGTTGTAAAAAAACAACAACATAAAAATTGTTGTTGACAAGATGCATGGTTGTGTTATACTACATGCATGAGTTGAGAAATCAACATGTGACTACAAAAAGCAAACGTTGTTTAAAAACAACAGAGCAAAAAAAGTAGTTGACAAGAAAGATAGTTGTGTTATAATAGACACATAGCAACAAATGATTGAGTCAGTTGCAAGAAGGTTCTTTAAAAAGTTAAGTGTAATTTTTGTGCTCCTGTCGTCTACTGGCTAGGACGCTGCCCTTTCAAGGCGGAGAAGACGGATCGAAACCGTTCGGGAGTACCATATGTTTAGTGTTATCAAGGTATCGTTATAGGACGCTATGACTATTCGGGTCCAACTGTGCGAGGAACGGATCCTGATATAACTGCTATTCGCTTGTCAGTGTTAGCTACATTGTTGACAAATCGGCGGATAACACTAAACATATGGTAATATGGGGGTATAACTTAGTGGTAAAGTAACCGGCTTTTAACCGGTAGACCAGAGTTCAATTCTCTGTGCCCCTACCAAAATGTAAAAAATAGAAAGAGATAAATGCCCCCTTACTCCAATTGGTAGAGAGAGCGGTTTTAGAAGCCGTAAAGTCTCAGTTCGAATCTGAGAGAGGGCACCAAATCGGAAAGCAAAAACTTTCTGTCAATCCATACAAAAGGTGTATGGCGTGTAACTTGCGGAGCATCACCAGATGTTCTATCGGTATCCACGTTAGAGATATGGCTAAAGTTCGTAATGCCACAGATTTTGGTTCTAAAGTGTTCATGGACGCACGTTGGCTTGTCACGCCAAAAGAAGGGGATCGTTACCCCTTAGGACCGCCAGTTTTGTTGTTGTAGTGAGTCGGTTTACCGATAAACATTTAGTTGAGATTACAACAACTTTTGCCGATGTAGCTCAGAGGAAGAGCATTCGCTTGATAAGCGAAAGGCCGACATTTCGAAATTGTCCATCGGTACCAGTATAAATCTCATATTTTTGGAGCCTGTTCCCTTCAGCGGACTGTAAATCCGTTGCCTTTAATTGGAGGGTGGTTGGCGGATGGTTCGATTCCTTCAGGCTCCACCAGTTGCCAACATATATAGAGTATGTTATAATAAATTTTGCAGGTAGGGTGGTCACCACACCGGTCTCATAAGCCAGGTGCATCGGCAGTTCGAATCTGTCACCTGCTCCCAATTTCGCCCTATTAGTATAATGGTATTACACCGCCTTTGTAACGCGGTTACGGCAGTTCGATTCTGTCATGGGGCACCAAAACCCGTTTACACTTCTTCGTTAATAAAGTGGGCTATGATCGAATGCCAGATAACTGATCGAGTGCGTAGGGACTACTACACGATCTCGTTTTGAGATACGGAAAAAGCCTTAGGTGAGGACTAACACCTTCCCAGAAAGTAAATGTTATGGACAGAGTAACCGCTCAGTCTAGGGCTCCTGTGGTGGGAGTGGCTAGATACTTTATTAAAATATTCCCATCGTGGAATCTGTGAAACCTAGATAGTCTATAAGCCGGTTCCTGCAAGGCTTGCACTGAAAATGCTAGGTAAGGAATGTTTTAATAAAGTATGCGGGGTTAGTTTAATGGTAAAACTACAGATTTCCAATCTGTTGTTGAGAGTTCGATTCTCTCACTCCGCTCCAAGTTTTATGCAGTCGGATATTAACCGTGTTGGGGTCCACCCAATACCTACGTGGGAATCGTAGTGACTGCTCCAGTTTTCTCCGTGTAGTGAAATGGTATCACCCGTGCTTTGGGAGCATGTAGCGCAAGTTCGATTCTTGCCATGGAGACCAGTTTTAGGAAGGGTTCAGCAAACAAAATTAGCTAAACTTTATGGTTGTCTAGCGACAAAAACCTTCCTGTTGTTTTTATTCCGTAGAACCCGAGCATGGTGCATGGGCTTGACTGTTAATCAATGTTTAGCTGGGATCGTTACCCAGATACGGAGCCAGTTTTAGAATAGGTTCAGCAAATAAAAAGCATTCAACTTGTAATTGAAAACGCAAAAACTATTCTGTTGTATATGGGGGATTAGTGGTAATGGTAGCACATGTGCTTTGCAAGCATGAAGCAGGAGTTCGATTCTCCTATCCTCCACCATATAAAAACACATTAGAGATAAGCAGGAACTGGTTCGAAACGGGTCGCCTCGTCTAATGTGTTTTTATATGGTGCTATGACGTAGACGGATGCGTAACGGTTTCATAAGCCGATGAGGAAGGCTCGGTACCTTCTAGCACCACCAAATTTTATGCGCCCGTAGCACAACTGGAAAGTGTTCCGTCCTACGAAGTCGAGAGGTGTGGGTTCGAATCCTACCGGGCGCACCAATTTTTTATAGGAGTCAATTATGAGTGATGGTGGAAAAGGTTCTTCTCCTAGACCAAAAAGTGTTGCGTGTGAAGAATGGGCAAATAGATGGGACGCAATCTTTAGTCGTGATATGCGAAAGATTGAGGAACAAAAAAATGAAGATGAGGAGTTTGCAAGGCTTGTTAATTCCAAATCTGAAACAAAAGTAGATGAAAAATAATATCTCGGTAGCTCAATTGGCAGAGCAGTGGTCTCCAAAACCAAAGGCTGAAGGTTCGAGTCCTTCTCGGGATGCCAATTTAAGGAAATGATATGAGAAATTTCGACATTCAAAAAGTAAAAGATTTTATTGTGGCCCAAGGACCAGACACACGTGTTTACCTTGGTGCGGACTCCGAACGTATGCGTGTTAACGGCGTTTGGTATGCAGATTACGCTTTGGCTGTTGTTGTTCATATCGATGGTTGTCACGGATGTAAAATCTTCGGATTTGTTGACCGTGAATTAGATTATGACCACAAAAAGTCCAAGCCAGCAATGCGTTTGATGACAGAAGTGTACAAAGTATCCGAACTGTTTCAAGAATTGCAAGATGTGTTGGAAGACCGTCACGTTGAAGTTCACCTAGACCTTAACAAGTCTGTTGAACACGGTTCTTCTTGTGTTGTTCAACAAGCAATTGGTTATATCAAAGGTACATGTAACATGACACCAATGGTAAAGCCAGATGCACCAGCCGCTTCTTTCTGTGCAGACCGTTTAAAGCGGATTCTTGCAGAACAAGAAATGGTTGCTTAATGTGATGCGGGTATGATGTAATGGTAGCTTGTGACCTTGCCAAGGTTAGCGTGAGAGTTCGATTCTCTCTACCCGCTCCAGTTTTTATGGAGTTGTTAGTTTAGTGGTAAAACCGCGGGTTGTGATTCCGCTATCACGGGTTCGATTCCCGTACTTCTCCCCAATTTTTATTAAGGAAATTTTATGACGTATGTTCCATTGAATCGTAATGTAATCGTTGAACGAAAAGAACCGGAGAAAGTTTCTTCTGGTGGTATCATTCTACGAAGTTCTATTGAACCAGACCGTGCAATTGTTATTGCAACTGGTGATGAATCACTTTCAATTGGTGAAGAACTATTGATTAACTGGAACAAAGCATATAAAATTGAAAACGAAACATATCGTATTCACATTGATGATGTGATTGCGGTATTTGAATGAGCCTTGTTAACTCAGCGGTAGAGTAACTCTTTTACACGGAGAAGGTCGGCGGTTCGATCCCGTCACAAGGTACCAATAATCGCCATGACACTCGGCGTACAATGTGATAAGTAGTGTGTCATTTGCGTCTTTAGCTGATGTGGTCATAGCAACGGTTTGAAGCACCGTGGAAAGAGGTTCGATCCCTCTAGGACGCACCATATAAAAACATATTCACGGTTATGGATACCTAGCAACTGGACGCAGGGGCTATCCTAAAAAGCAGATATGCTTTACCGAAAGCTAGGACCGAATATGTTTTTATATGGGTTGTAAACTTAAGTGGTGAAGTAACCGGCTCTTAACCGGAAGAACAGAGTTCGATTCTCTGACAGCCCACCAATTTTAATATGCTCTCATAGTATAATGGCATTACACACCCTTGGTAAGGGTGAAACACAAGTTCAATTCTTGTTGGGAGCACCAAGTTTATTGCCTCGGTGACGGAATCGGTATACGTGCCAGTCTCAAACACTGGATTTTGGGGGCTCGAATCCCCCCTGAGGCACCATGGAAGATACAGTAGTATGGTTACTACGTCCGCCTGGAAAGCGGAAGACTGGCTTGTGCTGGTCGGGGTTCAATTCCTCCTTCTTCCTCCACCGTCCTTGTAGTTCAATGGATAGAACACGTTCCTCCTAAGAATGGGATACAGGTTCGATTCCTGTCGAGGACACCATGTTGTTTTTAGGCAACAATGCAAAAAAAGCCTTGCCAAATTACACTTAACGTGATATAATCTTTATATGGAGATTATATAAGTTTTTTTAGGATGGATTCAGCACTCAATAATACTAACGTACTAAAGAGTCGCTACTAAAGGAGGACCACCGTAAGGTGTAATTACGTAGCTAGGCAATGAAGCCGAAGAAAATAATGACTCTGGAAAGACAGAAAAGATGATAGTAATCTATCAGGTTTCAGTGGGTTTTACCGAAAGGAGCACTGGGGTTAGAGCAAACCAATTAATACTAAACCGACCATCCTGTTATTTTTTGAAAGTTTTAGAGTAGGTTCAGCAAAACACAAACTAGCTGGTTCGATTCCAGCATTATCCACCAGTCGAAAGACACCCTCGGATGATGTGCCACGGAGGCAATCAAACTACTCTGTTGTTTTTAGGTTAAGTTCCGCAACAATTTTTAATGCAAATAAAACCGAAAGACCGGTTCGATTCCGGCTCCCTTAGGGGTCTAGTGTAATGGTAGCACAATGGTCCGCAAAAAGTTTAACCTGTTGATTGAAAAGGAGTTCATTATGTCAACATTTGTCGAAGCTGTTAAGAACCAAGAAGCCCGTACCGAAAACGGTATGAAGGCTCGCAAGTCAACCGCCAATGCGGTGGTAGATTTGTTTTACAATGCGGGTGCATCCCGTGGAAAAGATATTAAGCCTGCATTTGCGGCTGCCTTGGCAGAAAACCGTGAATTGGCTCTCCGTGTTGCCGCATGGCTACGTGATGCACGTGGCGGTGCAGGTGAACGTCAGTTATTCCGTGATATCCTAGTGTACCTGGAAAATACTGATACAGAAGCCGCTAAGGCTCTGTTGGCTAAAGTGCCAGAATTGGGTCGTTGGGATGACTTGTTTGTCTTCAAGACCAAGGCACTGAAAGAAGTCGCATACACTATTCTTGGTAACGCACTCCGTGAAAAGAATGGTCTTGCGGCTAAGTGGACTCCTCGCCAAGGTCCAATTGCGGCAGAAATCCGTACATTCTTCGGAATGTCACCAAAGTTCTACCGTAAGTCATTGGTCGAAATGACCAAGGTTGTCGAAACCAACATGTGTGCAAAGGACTGGGATTCCATTAACTTCTCACATGTTCCTTCCGTAGCGGCTTCCCGTTACAAGAAGGCTTTCAACCGTAACTCTCCAGCTTATGCGGCTTACGTTGCAGAACTGATGAAGGATCCAAAAGATCGCACCGTTGAAGTAAAAGTCAACGCTGGCGCTGTGTATCCATACGATGTGTTGAAGGGTCGTATCAACAGCTATGGTGTGAAGTTCGACAAGACCGAAATGGACTTGATCCAAAAGCAATGGGAAGCACTGCCAAACTACGTTGGCGATGGAAACATCCTACCTCTGGTGGACGTTTCTGGTTCTATGTCAACCCCAGCTGGTGGCCATGGTTCAAACAGCAAGTTGTCATGTATGGAAGTTGCAGTCTCTTTGGGATTGTATCTTGCAGACAAGAACATCGGTAAGTTCAAGGATACATTCTTGACCTTCTCGTCTAACCCTGAGTTGTTGCATCTGAAAGGTAACATCAACCAAAAGATTGATCAAATGATCAAGTCTGATTGGGGTATGAGCACCGACTTGAACAAGGCATTTTCAAAAATCCTTGCTACCGCAGTAGGTGCCGGTGTTCCACAGAATGAAATGCCAGAAATGGTATTGATTCTGTCAGATATGCAGTTCAATCAATGTGTGAACCACGATGATTCTGCTATCCAAATGATCGCACGAAAGTACGAAGCCGCAGGCTACACCCTTCCAAAGGTTGTATTCTGGAACTTGAACGCTTCATATGGCAATGCGCCTGTGAAGTTTGACAAGTCTGGTACTGCACTGGTGTCTGGTTTCTCTCCAGCCGTGGTTAAGCCACTCCTTGCTGGTGACCTAGAAACCTTCACACCAGAAACTGTGATGCTTAAAACCATCATGGATGACCGTTACAAAGTGCTGTAACGGGCTTGGACACCGAAAGGTGTCCATTTTGAAACATATCGTGTGTCGGTTTACTGATAAACTTTAAGTAGAGATGGTGTGTTTCAAAATGGACATGCGGGTGTGATGGAATAGGTATACGTACCGGACTTAAAATCCGGGTTTTGTGGGTTCAAGTCCCACCACCCGTACCAAATGCTCCGATAGCTTAATGGTAAAGCAGTGAACTCATAATTCATTGAGTCTAGGTTCAATTCCTAGTCGGAGCACCATTTTATTTACCACAACGAACTTGACTACAGTAGGTTATAAGTTCGTAAAGTCCCCAAAATGTGCCAATAAGAATAACAATAAGAAAAACGCTGGCAAAAATTATTTCCACCAATTCTTCATTTTTCTTTTTTTGTCTTTCTTGGGCTTCTTTTTCACGGCGTGCATCGTGTGCAGACTCTATATTCATTGCTGATGCACGTGCTTTTATTTTATTCCAAACATCTATCTTACCTGTTTGCATGAATAATAATTGTAATTGTCTTTCAAACTGTTCTGTTTGATGTAGAGCCATTTCTATTTCAATTGCTGTAGCCATAGCAGATTTATTACCACTATTTTTAGCCGTTACCATAGCTTTTGATGCATTGTTTTTAGCATCGAAATATTTACCTAAAACTGGACCCAATGATGAAACATCATCAACAGTTTTTGATACTTTTTTAATTAATGCAACAGCCGATTGTATACCGGCCAATGCGGTTATCGGGTCTATCATTATTTGTTTCCTTTACATATATGTTTGTGTAGTCGTTTGGAACAATCTTCTTGACGCCATTCCAAACAAACAACCTTTCGATTGTACACATCACCGGTCCATGTCCAACGGATACATTCATAACGTGCCGCTGATGATGGTATAATTACCATCAACAACAGTAGCACTAAGTATTTCATTTGCCGGCTAAAGGATTGTCAATTGCTTTCTGTATCTTGTTGTCTACTTCTCTCTTGAGTGTTTCAACTTCTCGATTAATCTCCCTACGTGCGGAAGTAAACTCGGAGTTTATTTCTTTTCGAGTTTGTTCCATATCTTTTCGTATAGTGGTCGCCTCGGTTCTAGCACGTTCCAAATCTTCCCTCACTGCTTTACGCATTTCACGCATTTCAGATTCAGTTTCACGTTGAGCATTTTTAACTGAACGTTCAACTTGTTCAGTCACAGATTCATTACGGCGGATATCATTCTTTAAATCATTTTTGATATCACGTGTGTAGTCACTGGTCTTACCAGAATTTTCTTCAATGACGGCTAGACGCTTATCAAACTCCGACAAATCTGGTGCGGAGTATTCAGCAATCTTTTTCTTCATGCTTTGATAGTCCTTATAGACTTCAAAAGCACCATACAATCCACCTAATGTAGAACTTACAATAGTTGCCGCCACCCTTAGTTTGGCTGGTGTCAATTCGTAGCCACCAATACTGATAACAGTATCTTTGCTGGCATACTTTTTCATTGCCGCTTCTGCTTCGTCAATCTTAGCGTTAACGTTTTTAATTTCTTCTGACATAGTTATTCCATCTTTGCTGTTTAGAAGTTTCTTTTTTCTGTTCGGCTAACATACGAAGCCATTCTTTTTTCACTTCCAAATCATGCTTCTTACGTTCTAATTCAGACATTGAATTGTCGTCATAGAAAATATAAAAAGATGCAATACCAATTCCAATACCTAAAATAAAATAAGGTAATAAATTAAAAAACCAGGTTAAATCGAGTGTAATAATCATTTTTCAAACTTTAGTGCTTTTAAGTTATTTAATTCATTTTCCAATTTTTGGATTTCTATTCTCTTTTTAGTCAATTCAAGTTGATATAGAATATTACAATCAACTCGTCCTTTTGGTGCACCAATTGGTATGGTTATTCTTCCATATACACCAACATCTTTTGCATTCTGATTCATTGAATTTGTTATAGTTGTTTGATACGGATTGGTGTTATTTCCTATAACACCAATAACTCCAAACTCTACGTTTGTACCCGAACCTATAGCCATAGAACAATCCAATTCACCTGACCTAAATCTATCCGATTGATAGCTACCAGGAGCACTAGGTAATGCTAAACTTAATGCTCCTTGAGCAAAACTGTTTTGTGTTACCAGTAATATAAGTAGACCAATCAAATATTTCATTGTATCTTTGAGCAGATCCTAGAAGAAATTACAGTGCTCTGAGTGTTGTCTTTTTGTATTTTAGACTCGGAACAAATGTACTTGATTCTTTTTAAATCTTCTTTTTTAATGTAAATGATAACATCTTTAGTTTGAAGAAATTGTATTTTTACAATCTTGCTTTCTGTTGCATATGAAAGTGGTTTCCAATCTGCATCATACACACTCAATTCATAATATTCTATCTCTTTTCTTTTATTAAAGAGTTGCATTTTTGTTTGTACAACACCTTCAACAAAAGAATATTCAAACGTTGGATACGTTGGAAGGAATTGATGAGCATTTACATGCCCAGAAATTCCAATTAATAATATAAGAACATAACGAAACATATAATTTTATATCGCAATACACTCTGCGTTTACAATAGCCTTATATGTTCCTGCTGGAAATGCTTTATTGTAGCCATGTTCTGCTTTAGATTCCGCTTTAAACCAAACTGTTCCTGGTACACTTAAAGTAATTTCGGTTGTATTGTTGTAAACAGTCCTGTTTGTGGAATATGCGGACATTGCGGCATCGGTTACTCTACTTACGTCCACAGAACCAGTCCATCTAACACTATCTGTTAATGCAGGTGATGATGAGAACGAATTAGGTACTGTGATTACCGCCTTGTAGAAACCAGATTGGAGTACATCATATCTGATAATTGGTTGAACCCCACCATCAACAGTTGCTGTGCTTAAAACATCTGGTGATGGGTTGCCGTAAACACCAGCCGTTTCTGTATAAATTACGCATCTAGGTGTGATAGTGCCCGTAATTATAGCACTCTCAGTCATTCCTATTAATGGAGCCATTGCTAACCCAATTGCTATGATTTTTTTTATCATATTTTTCCCTTTTTGTTTTACTTATTATACTGACTATCTACCATCGTATTATGCATTCTCTCTTGAGCCAATCCCAAACCTCTTGCACGCCTGTTATCAGGTAAATATTTTTCAGGATATTTTATTACATCATTATATACACCACCTGGCATAGACACGGTATACAAATTATAACCAGGTATGTTATTCATCATTTCAAATTCTAAAAGTCGTTGAGCATCCTTTTCACTTATTAAAGTATTCTTAATTATTTTCTTAACAATTTCTTCTTTCTTCTTCTTTTCACTCATTTCAAATTGAACTTGCTTTTCAACTTCTTTGTATACTTTATCCGCTAAAGTCTTCTTTATCAAATCATCATCCGTTGGATCAATAACTTCTTTGGTCGTAGGAGGTACATATCCGGGACACTTTGGATCGGTTTTAGTATTTGCACAAGTATCATACATATATTTATATTTTACTGATGCATTTTTAACCTCACCATTACCCTCCACGCTTATCTCTCCTGGTCCCCAATATGTACCAGGTATATTGGCAACCGGAACTAACTTTGTTATACTATTTCCCCTCAGTCCAGACCAATCATCACGGCTTCTGAAAATATATGAATCACTACGTGTGTCTTTGTTTTGTACATTCACTATCATACTGTCACTTTGTTTTTTCACAACAGTGTACTCATATGAAACCGCATTGACTGTTAAACCAGTGTACTGTGGTATAATATTCGTCATAGTCCAATTTAAGGCATTAATAGCCGCATTTGAACTTATATCGTTTACTTTTTCAGAGTAGGAGTAGGAGCAATAAACTAAGGATGCCACCAATACCAAACAATGTCTTAGTTTCATTACTCATTTCTCCTGATTTATTTTCTGTTCCAGGTTGTTTGTCCGCATTTGTTTTCCAAAGTGCTTTAGCTTCTGCTCCAATCAGACCATCATATGGACAAGGAGTACCTGCCATCATCATGGCGTCAAAAACTCGTTTATCTTGACATAAAGTGGATACAGCCGCAATTTTCATACCCATGTCATATAATGTTTTGGATAACTTTAGTCTTTCACAATTCATATCACGTATAGTGGATCCTGCTGAAATACCCAGAATCTGTGTTTGAACTGCTCCTGCTACACCAACTGTACATAGGTCGGTGTTTGAGTTGTTCATGGCTGGAATAATAGCTGATGAAGGTGGGGACTTTAGAGTCGTTGTGGAGTCTATCGTACTTTTAGTGGTGGAATCAGTGGTTATGGTCTGTGCATTTACGATGCCAAGATATATAAATGATAAAACAATCAACACAAATTTTTTCATTTGTACCTCAATTCTGTTGTTTTCTTAAACGAAATATGATAAAATATCTAATAACTCCATATATTTATGAATAAAGGCTTCTTTATGCTACCGAACCTTATGATTTTTGATAACTTTTATGGTAATCCAGAACAAGTACGTGATTTCGCACTATCTTTACCATTTTCTATTTCTGGTAATTATCCGGGTATGAGAACCGATGTGTTAAAAGGTGAACACAACACAAATGCCAAAACCTTATTTGAATCAATCTTACATAAGAAAATATCTTGGTGGCCGGAAGAATACAATACTGCATTTCAGTACACAACCTCCAAAGATAGCACATGGATACACCACGACCCTACGAATTGGGCGGCTGTCTTATACCTAACACCTGATGCACCGCTTGAAGCCGGAACTGCAATTTATCGAAATAAAGAGTCTAAAATTTCGATGTACAATCCAGGAATACCATCAACTGATTACAACAACAACACCGAAGAAATAACCGATTTGGATAAGTGGGAACCAATCGTTCAGGTATCAAACATCTTTAACAGAATGGTAATGTACCGTGGTGAATATTACCACAGAAGTATGTTGCCAGGCTTTGGTGATTCGTTGTATAATGGACGATTATTCCAAACATTCTTTTTCAACACAGAGGTATAATTATGAATATTCAAGGTATTAAATTGGTCACAGGTGAGGAAGTCATTGCCGATGTTTCCGTAAATCAACAAGGTCAATTGCAACTTAAAAATCCCGTACAGCTACGCATGGTCCCACCAAAAATTGCTGGCTCGGCGCCTCAAATGGGTTTTGTTCCTTTTCCAACTTTCTCCCAACAAAAACAAGGTGAAATTGTTCTTGTGGAACCACTACATGTTGTGTATAATTACACACCAGCATCGGACATTTCTGACAACTACAATCAGATGTTTGGCTCCGGTATCATTACTCCTCCAACTCAAATCATCACCGGTTAATGGCTCTTTTCTATACAAACGTACAAGCTGTTGGTAGCAACATTCTTTACCGTGGCGTTACTGACGGCAAAAGAACAAAGCTAAAGATTCCATACCAGCCGACACTATACGAAAAGTCAAGCAAGGTTACAAATTACACATCACTAGATGGTGTGTATCTTCAACCACATAAATTTGGCACGATGCGTGAAGCACGTGATTACCTACGTCAGTTCGAAGGTGTCTCGGGTAAAACCATCTATGGTCAGAATCGTTTTGAATACGCATTCATCGGTGAACAACACAAAGAAATGATTGATTGGGACTTTGATAAAGTCTCTATTGCAATTGTCGATATTGAGGTTGGATCAGAGAACGGCTTCCCTGATCCATATCTTGCCAATGAACCAGTTACTGCTATTGCTCTCCGATTTATCGGTGGGCATATGTTCGTTTTCGGATGCGGTGACTATGAAGTTAAGGGTACAGAACGTTACATGAAGTGCAAAGACGAATATCACTTGCTCAAGTTCTTCCTTAAACTCTGGCAAGAGAAATGTCCTGATGCACTCACTGGCTGGAACACCAAGTTCTTTGACGTACCATATCTTGTAAATCGTATGCGTAAGGTTCTCGGTGAAGATGAGGCTAAGAAGTTGTCTCCGTGGAACATCATCTCTGAACGCCAAGCATTTGTTATGAACCGTAAAATGACGGTGTATGAACTTGTTGGTGTCGGTGACCTCGATTATCTTGAACTGTATAAATGGTATTCACCGAACGGCAAGTCACAGGAATCCTATCGTCTTGATGCAATCGCACAATTTGAACTCGGCGAAGGTAAAATCTCATACGAAGAATATGAAAACCTCCATCAACTTTATCGTTTGAATTACCAACTCTTTATTGAATACAACATCAAAGACGTTGACTTGATTCTCAAACTTGAAGATAAACTCAAGTTGATTGAACTCGCTCTTACTCTGGCTTATGATACGAAGACCAACTATGATGATGTGTTTGCACAGACACGCATGTGGGATGCTCTGACTTACAACAACTTGATGAATCAAAACATCGTGGTTCCTCCACGTGTTATCAAAGAAAAGAGCGAAGCGTTTGAAGGTGCTTTTGTAAAAGAACCACAAGTTGGTCTACACAATTGGGTCGCATCATTCGACTTGAACTCATTGTATCCACACTTGATGATGCAATATAATATCTCACCTGAAACTCTCATTGATCCTGCAAATTACACACCAGAAATGCGTGACGTTCTCTCGCAAGGTGTCACTGTTGACAAACTTCTGAAAAAAGAACTTGACTTGTCTGCTCTCGAAAATGTGACAATCACTCCAAATGGTCAATTCTTCCGTACCGATATACAAGGCTTCTTACCTAAAATGATGGAAGACATGTATGAGGATCGTAAGAAGTTTAAAAAGATGATGATTCAAGCTAAGAAAGACTATGAGGCTGAAAAAGATGATACTAAGAAATATGACATTGAGAAACGTATCGCCAGATACAACAACCTACAACTCGCTAAAAAAGTCTCTCTCAATTCTGCTTATGGTGCTTTGGGCTCCCAATATTTTCGGTTTTATGATTTACGTATGGCCTTGGGTGTCACCACTGCTGGCCAATTCAGTATTCGTTGGATAGAATCTAAAATTAACGGGTACATGAACTCTTTGTTGAAGACCAATAAAGATTATGTGATTGCGTCTGATACAGATTCGATTTATCTCCGTCTCGGTGAATTGGTTGACAAGTTTATTAAAGACACTTCTGATAAGAATAAAGTCATTTCTTTTATGGATAAAATCTGTGAAGAAAAGATACAACCTTTCATTGATAAATCATATGGTGAATTGGCAGAATATGTTCATGCTTATGACCAAAAGATGCAAATGAAACGTGAAGCATTGGCTGACAAAGGTATCTGGACTGCAAAGAAACGTTATATCATGCACGTGTATAACAATGAAGGTGTTCAGTATACCGAACCAGACATGAAGGTCATGGGTCTTGAAATGATTAAGTCTTCCACACCCGCACCTGTGCGTGAGAAGATGAAACAAGCACTTCAGATTATGATGAAGGGTACCGAATCTGACATGCACAAATTCATCGATACTTTCCGAACTGAATTCAAAAAGTTGAATGTGGAAGATATTTCTTTTCCACGTGGTATCAATGGTTTGAAAGAGTATGGAAACAAGACTACCATATATTCAAAAGGTACACCAATTCATGTGAGAGGTGCATTGCTATATAATAAGTACCTTGAAGAAAAAGGTCTATCTAAGAAGTATCCGTTGATTCAAGAAGGTGAGAAAATTAAATTCACTTACCTAAAAACACCAAACACATTCAAAGAAAATGTAGTATCATTTCCAGGAAGATTACCTCCTGAATTTGGTCTTCAAGATTGCATCGATTACAATATGCAATTTGACAAAACATTTCTAGAGCCAATTAAAGTCATTCTTGATTGTATGGACTGGACAACGGAACGAACAAACTCACTATTCGATTAAAGGAAAAATTATGAGCATTTTGGACAAAATTAAAAAGAACAGTTCTATTAAAGACTCCGCCATTCTGGCAAAATCAAAATTCTTTTTAGATAAAGATATGATTCCCACATCCGTTCCCATCGTCAACGTTGCGTTGTCTGGTAAACTAGATGGTGGTCTTACACCAGGTCTTACAATGTGGGCAGGTCCTTCCAAACACTTTAAGACCGCATTCTCACTTTTAATGGCGAAATCTTATCTTGACAAATATCCAGACTCCGCACTTCTTTTTTATGATTCTGAGTTCGGTACTCCGCAAAGTTATTTTGATAGTTTCGGTATCGATACTAACAGGGTGCTTCACACACCTCTTACAGATATTGAACAATTGAAGTTTGATATTATGCAACAACTTACGAATCTGGAACGAACAGACAAACTTATTATTATCATTGATTCAATTGGTAACTTAGCTTCCAAGAAAGAAGTTGACGATGCGCTTGAAGGCAAATCTGTTGCAGATATGAGCCGTGCAAAACAGGTTAAGTCTTTGTTCCGT